GCTAGTCTAGGTATATAGTGTACTGTAATATTTTGACCTGCAGAAGGGTTGGGGATAAAGATTAAGTTATTGCCCATGAGTCTATAGCGCAAATTGAACACGCCTAAGAAACTTGATGTAATATTGGGAAACACATATCGATTACGTTCTATGAATTGAAACTTTTTAACTGTAACTCGTGCATTGCTTCCGCCTGTTAAGCCTAAATCCACGCCAAGTAATTTATAAAAAGGTTTAGCAGTGTTGCCATTTACATCTACATATGCAGGAGTGCCATCTGGTAGTGGAAATGTATCAGTGCCCCCAGTTGTTAACACAGTATAAGCAGGCGCTAGAAAAAAGTCCTCATATGTATCTACAAGTAAATCATATAGTTCAAAGTAGGACTGATTAATGTACTGATTCCATTCTGCCTTACCTACAAAGTTACTGTTTTCTCTATCAGCTTCTTGTTGAGCTAGTAACCGGACTTGGCCTAAACTCATTTGACCAGCTAAAGTCGGAACCACACCTTGCGCAGGAGTAGCGCCAGATACATCAGGCAAAATCGCAGCTTGTACTTTATAATAGTATTGGGTGCCAACTGTGGCAGTAATGTCTAAGTACTCATTAACTGCAGGTGCAGCAATTTGAGTAAACGCTACATTATCTAAAGAACGAAGCACCGGATACGTTGTCGCTCCAGTGCTTATATCCCAGGATAAATATACTTGCCCATTACCCTGCTGTACTACAAGGTTCTGGGGTATACCAGGAGCAGCCATTAGGTGCTCGCATTACGGCATTTAATCTTAATTAGCATTACTTCGCCTGATGCAGGGTCAGCAGCCGCTGCAGCAATATCACGGCATTGCATAATAACTTGGGGCGAACTTGCGTTGTTTACCTGTTCCGAAACTAGATTTACTAACGGTGCTGCAGGTGCAGATGAACCGCTGATAAACATAACATGGGAATCCATAAACAAAAAGTATCTATCTCTAAGCACTAGTGTGTAGTTGCCCGCAGAGTTTCTAGTAATAGACAATAGTCCTTTACCATTTACAACTGTAGGAGCGCCAGAAGCACCAACAGATACTTTGAACTGAAGGTCGACTAGGTCTCTTTCTTTACTATAGCGAAATTGAAATAATTGAGCATTTGACATTTTATATATCTCTTACGGGCGAGATTGTTTAACTGCTAATTGGACGCCCCTGTCATGTAGCAGTGTTATGGTGACCTATATGGCACCAGTAACAAGCTTTATGATGCCATTTAAGGCACCATAAAGTAATTAACGATTACTGACTTAAACTAACTCTGCAGTTCCAGCCAGGTGCTTTGCAAGTCAAATTGGCATAATAACCAATACGAATTTCCAATGCATCGGCATTGCCTACGCGCAAACCTTCCAAACCTTCAAGTCCATAAGTCAAGATGTGCGGTGCTTTTCCAAGTGAACGAAGTTTCCATGTGTCCATTTGAAGCAAGAAAGCAGTTTGTGCAGGACAACTTCTATCAGGAATAACAGTAATTGGACCATACGGCGCATTTACAGTAATACCTTTGAAAGCGATGTCTGCATTATCATGCTCTACTTGCACGTATTGAACTTTAGAGTCCAATGACTTTTCAAGTGCACTATATGAAGCAAAGTTCATAAAACACATTTCAGGCTGTCCACCTTCTCGTGCAACTAGTGAACTAGCATCGATAAGTGCTTCTTCGATGGTCTCAGATGAGCCGTCAAAACGTACACCAGCAAGTCTAGTTACGTCAGCACTTCTATCAACTGTCCAAAAGTTATCGCCAGAACTTGGCGCAGTAGCAGGAATCCATGCACTAAGACCTGAAATCTTAGGATATGAAGTCTGTACAGCAATAGTTCCGAATGCAACGTCACCTTGTACACCAAGATTTGGAAAGCTTGTGCTCCAGTTTGTAGGGGTACCTGCAGCACCGCCGACAGAAGCCGATACAGTGATTTGACCAGTGCTTCTATTAACACCGACTACGTAACCAATTGCAGCACCAGTGCTTTGAGTATACACGTTACCAGATACAGAATACGACACCAGACTCATTCCAATCTCAAAGTTTACTACAGAGTTAGAATTAGAAAGTGTGATAAGACCTGTACTGATAGATGAGTAAATACCACGAGAACCAGAACCGTCACCAAACAAGTCAAGTGCTAAGTCATTAGTAATGTTTCTAAAGCTAGTGTCCATAACAAGCTTAGACGCATCTACAAACGCAGCAGCATCATAACGAGTTGCTTCTAACAATTCATTAGTAATGGTAGCAATTTGATAGTTAGTAATACGGTAAACGAAAAAGCTTACATCGTATGGTTGTGTTTGGTTACCTTGTGCATTAGAAAAAGTAGCAGAACGACCTTGTGGTGTTCCATATACTAGAGGCACAGGCATATATTTTCCTGCCATTCCATCTGGACTTTCGTCTTTTGGAATAAGGGCAAGCAGAGGGTTTTTCTTATAGACTAAATCCTCTGGCAAACTATTATCAGGATACAACTCTTTTAGAATCGCTACCTGGTTAATGGGATTAGCTGAAACAGCCATTTATAAATCCTTGGTTAAGTGTTTGGTAATTTACCTTCGCCAATAGCAATAGCGCGAGCTCTTTTTTCTTCCCAGGTCAGTTTACGACTTGATGGCTTTTGCATTTGATTGGTTAAGGTTTTCATTTGTGACTGCTTATTATCAGCACTGGCTGGTGCTTGCGGGGTATCCGCTGGTTTATTTCTCTCTTTTACTTTACGCATTTGAGACATTTTAAAAGCCTGTTCTACTAAGTATTCTTCTACTTCCTTAGCTGCAGCCTCCACATCCATTAAATAACCTTCATCCTGATAGGTCTGTTCAATCAATGCTGTGACAGCATCATATGAATCAGATTCTTTAATAGATTCGTAATCTGCATTTCCATCTACTAAAAGTTTCACTTCTGTGCCTATTTGTGTAATAGCTTGTTGATATTGTGTTGTTTTAAATTCATCTTGTTTTCTTTCATTTTCCTGATATTTGCTCTTTAGTTGCTCAATCTCAGCTTTAAGTGCACGGATACTCGGGTCATTTTGGTTAGGTTGTTGAAGCACCAACTCTGTAAGCTTATCATATGTAACTCCAGCCTCACTCAGCACACCCATTGGGTCCTCAGTAAGTCTAGAACGTGGCACATAATTAGTTTTGTAATCTTGTTCTCTTTGCTGCCATTGGCTCTTTTCTGCATCAATTTCTGCACGCATACGTCTAAGTTCTTTTTCCTTTTTCGCATACTGAAGAAGCTTGGGGTCTGGTTGCTGTGGGGATGGCTGCGTAGTTTCTACTGCAGGCGCCGCTGGCGCTGGTATTGGTGTTTCATTAGACATGGTTACTCCCGTCTATTGTTGTGGCGCTTGTGGCGCGTTTGGTAATCTATCGCTGGTTGGAGGTGCTTCTGGAACTGCTTGAGGAGCACCGGCTTGAGGCTGCATGGCCTGCATAGCTACTTGTTCTAGGTCTAGAAGCTGTGCCTGCCAGTCACGTAGCTTTTGTGCTTTACTTTCTTCGAGTCCACACGCCACATATAAATTGTAATATTCTACGACTTTCTCTTTTGCAATTTGTATATCTGTAAATGGGTCTGGTGGTTCAAAGGCACCGGTCTCTACAATATCATCAAGTTGTTTTAGTATTCGTTCTTCAGCTGCAAGCTTTAGCCTGTCTTCTTGTTCTAAATCAGGATAGTTTAATAGGCGTCGGCCTTCCTTCATACTAATAATGCCTGCTTGCATGTCTTCAATAACTGCTTGTTTTTTGGCTGCAGGCTCACGTGGTAACATACTCGTGTCATAGCATTGAATCACAAAAGGGTCATCTAGAAGTTTAGCAGCTGGCAAATCAATTTGTTTAGTTCCATCTTTATTTGGGTACACAGTGCTGTAGCTTCCATCACGTTCTGCAATATCTCGAGCAAGTTCTATAACCTGATATGCTAAGTCAATGTAGAATTGATGATATCGTTTTTCAATAGTAGCAAAGCGGTCAGTCTGTAAATCATCATAGTTTCTAATAGCCTCGCCCGAGCTTAGGCCTGCAGGCTTCTTAGCTACAGCAGCCAATGCTGAAATGCCAACTTGCTGGTATGCATAATCCACTAACCGCTGTAATTGACTATAGAGCTCTTGAGGCACGCAAGGTGCTACTTCATACTCAGGTTTAGTACCGCGATATGTGACTATAGCACCAATCTCATTGTTGAGATGTGCTTTTACAACTTTGCTCCCGTCCTCTACGAACACACGGGGCACGCCTACTAAGTTAATACTTTGTGAAATGGTCATGAGTAATTTATTAATTTCTACTTGTGTGCCCATTAACTGCTCTGGAATCCCTTGAGCCCAGAATCCAACTAACCTCGGTGCATAGTTCATAAATACAAATGGGAATGTGGGCTTTTCCCACGGCTCATCTAAGAGTATGCCAGCAGTGCATACAATAACATGTCTACCGTCTTTTTTATCTTTACCTGATGGCAAATGCCATGCTTCTGCAACCATAATTTGGTCCGAAACTGTTTTTTGCGAATCACCACTATTATCTGGAAACGCTTGTTCTGCTTGCTGAATCTTACTCTTACCTTCGGGTATCGCTGCAATAGCAACCCCACGGTCCATGAGCTTCAACTGGTACATGTTTCTAGGTTCGCCGTAAAATGCATCATTGCTATCTACGAACAACTCAGCACATAGCGTGCGTTCTAGTGCTACCTTTTTATCTGAAGACTCAAATACCTTAATGCAGCCAGTGCCTAATGTAGCGCCGTCCCTTAATATAGTCTCGCCTTTTTCATAAGCTTTGCATTGATAAAACTCGCCCATGATAAAGCTGTTCAATTGCTTAGCTAAACTTCGTTGCTTATAATCGCCTGCATCTGTGAGAAATAGAGGACGTGGCTTAGTTTGCACTAAACGACTGGTAAGCGTATCTACGCAACTTTGCACTACATTCATAGTAGGTCTATCTATTGGTAGTGCTATGCCTTTATCTTTTCCAAATGATGTAGATAGGGTGTTAAACAGCGGCAAATTGCCATACATGCGTGCATGCATATTAGCTTGACGTGCTCTATATTGCTGATTATCTTTTAAGTATGCAACTGTATCTAATAACTGTTCTGCCATGTCCTTTTGGCTTCTAGCATTCCACCAGTCAAATGCTCTATCATTTACCTTCTTAGACCCAGTCTTAGCTTTAATTACATTTTTTTCTTTAGGGTCTATTGGTGTAATCTTAGCCATGTGAACTCCAGAGAAGCACTTGCTCATCTGTAAACTTAGCATCAGTTTCTATATTATCGGTTCCGTTTTTAGCTTTTCTAGAACGCTTAACAGGCATCTCGTGCAATGACAGCTCGCACCCATCTACTTTAATAGACTTAACACCTTCACGCTTACAAAGCTTGATAAGGTCTTTAATTTCTTGAATTGTCATTATTTTCCTATATGCTTCATGCGCAAACGCTGCATGATTTTGCCTAATCTTTGTTGTTTATCACCAAATGAGTTATCTATAGCTTCGTCTGGCATTTCAGATGCTTCTTGAAATGGAGACTCTGCAGATGCAGTAAGGTCCGTATCGCCATTGTCTGGGTTTGGTCCGTGCTGGTCTTCAATTAGACCGCCTATCGCTTTCTTAGCTCTACGTTTAACATTATATGCAATGGCCAGTGCTTGGTTTTTAGGTTTACCTGCGTCCATTTCAGCTCCTACATTGTGACTAAAGGCTTGTTTACTCTTGCTCTTCGTAAGGGGCATTTATACACTCCACTGCTTCTTTTAATGCAGATGCAGCACCGGCTTTATCTTTATTATGAATGGCAGAAATTAATGCCTCTACATGCGATTCTAATGTAGTCTCGCTAGGTGGTGCCTGTTCTCCGGTGCTTTTTCTCTTGTCTATGATTATTTGGGATATACGTTTTTTGTCTTTTAAGAAAGGTAACATCAAATCTGTGATATTGACATATAAATGCACTTAAGGTACACTAAAAGTGCATGAAAAACCGCATTCCAGGCCTGTTTATACGC